AAGAAGAACAAGTTAAAGAAGAACAAGTTAAAGATAAAAAAACACAAATTCAAGAAAGTTTTAAAAAAAATAAACTCTTATGTTTAGCAGGATTAATTACTGTTTTTATATTATATCTAAATAAAAAAGGTTCAAGCTATATTATAATATTTTTAAGTTTATATTTTATAGGATTTATTGGTTATGTTATTCATATAATATTTCATTCAATTTCTTTTACTGATTTATTTAATAAGCACAATATTTTTAAAGAATATAATTTTTTTAATAAATGCATGTTAAAAGTAACTGATTTTTTTGATTTTCATAGAAATATTCATCATGATACTTCCATAAATAAACAACCACATAACATATTATATGAGTTTATAAATAATTTTGTATTTGAAGGATTAGTGCCATATTTAGTAATTGAAACGGTTAAACTAATTGATGTTAGAGTTTGTTTTGTGTGGGGTATTGCATATGCAAGCGTTCATAATATAAATTATTATTATTTAAAACCAAAAACTCATATGCAGCATCATATAGATTGTCATAAAAATTATGGAATCGATATATTTGATATTTTTTTTGGAACGAAATATGATACAAATGAAATTGAAGGCATGAATCACATGGGTTTTAATTTAATAATTTCTGCGTTTATAATTGTATATCTTAATAAATATCTTGATAAGTTAAGTAATAAGTTTAAATAATACATAAGAAGAATAAAATAGTATACCGCCCCAAATAGTATCTATTAAACTAATTAGTGGGCTCCATTTTTTAAATATTGCTAAGTTAGTTGTTTCATATACACCATAGATAGCAAATCCTAAGAAAAAAGCCTCATAAAGCGGTCGTTTTTTTAAAATAATAAAATAGTATAATATAAATATTAAAAATACATAACAAAATAATGCAGGAATCAAAGCAAACTCTAAATTACTATGTTGTATATTTCTTATCATAGTAAAAAAATTATTTTTCATTAAATATAGATAAATAGCATCTAAAAATGTAAAAATAAGCGTTAATTTAACTATATCGAATAACATAATATATATAATATATTATATTATATATAAAAAAAATTGATATATAAATGAATAATAGAATGGATGCTAAAACAAAACAGATGAAACAAATCCTAGAAGTATTAGAAAAATGTACTATTTCAACAAATAATTATTTATCTTCAAAAGAACCATTCTTTAATAATGATAATAATCAACAACCATTTCAACAGTTTAATAATTTATTTGAACACTCGCAAATTCCTGAAGGATTAAATAGAAATATTAAAAATATTTATGAAATATTGGGAGACCCAAAAAAAGAAATATACATGAATGAATGGACAATTATGAGCCTGGAAGAAGCAGCAGAACGCTATAATTATATTTGTAGTCAAGGACAATCCAATGTATTTGATATTGGATATAAATATGCTGGATTAGGATATATTGATATGTTAAGCTGTGATTTGACAAATCATTTATTATTTTATAGAGTTGATGGCGGGTCAAATGGATATGACCGATTAGACAATTTTAATAATTTAATTAAAAATGGGTCACGCCCTTATAAAACTTTTTATTTTAGTGATTGGTTTTATAATATTATATTAACGAGCAATCATTAAGTATTTAATTTGTAAATTGTAAATGAAATAGCTTGCTAAGGTTGTATAAGGCCTAACTATTAAACTTATTGAACAATGTCCAAATGTAAGAATTAATAAATAATACTATTAATAATACTATTAATAACATTATTTATACATTAAAAAAGGTTTAATGGCTATTTTTTAATAATAGCTGCTGTTTTATGATTTCCTATATCTATAAAATCATACTTAATATTCCTACTTAAAAAAAATTCATCTGTTGCTCTTCGTTGTCCATCCCAGTGATAATAATCATCAAATATTATAAGTCCTCCAGTTACAACATTGTCATACATTTGCTCCAGTTCATATTTACTGGATTCATACCAATCAGTGTCCAGTCTCAATATTGCTATTTTTTCAGGAATTGTTGTTTTATCTTTCAATGTTTCCATAACATCGCCTACTACATAATGTAAATGGTTTACTGGGTAACCAGTCATTTTTAATCTTTGTTTAACTTTTTCTAATGCTGCATAGCACCAGCCATTTACTTTATCACTAATTATTTGTTTACTCCATTCATTATGAGTTTCATCTTTATTGCTATGATATAACTTAGCATCTTTACAAGTATAATCATATTGGCCTGGTTCTACTAAGCCAGCAAATGTATCATATAAATATATGTCACGAATAGCATAATTATTTTTTTTTAATGTATTTATCCATATCATTTGAAAATCTCCTTCATAAACACCACATTCAATAAATACACCTTCTATGTTATTGTGTATTATATAATCAACAGCTTGAGCACCATCCATTGTTTAATTATATTTATACTATTTTCTTTATATAATTTTCTTTATATAATATATTAATAGAGTATTTAAATATTAAGTTTATCAATTGTAAAAACAATATCATCATATCGTTGTTTAATATGTCTTAAATCATATATTTTGATAAATTGTTTTAAATGTTCTGGAACGGCAGCCTTAAGTGTATCAAGCCAATCAAAAGATTGAACGTCTTCAATGATTAGTATTCCATCATCCGTCATTATTTGTGAATATAACTTGATAAATGTTATCATACTTTTTAAAGTATGTGGTCCATCATCTAACATAAAATCACATTTTATGTTTTTATTTAAAAAATTAACTTTAAAAAACTCTTCATTGTAGGCATCAGTTGAAGTATATAATATAACTTGTTTATTATTCAATAACTCATCTATTACTCTATTTAATGGATTTATATCTAATCCATAAATTGTAGCATTTGTGAAGAAGTCCTTCCATAACTTTATACTCCCTCCATTTTTATTATTAAAATCTCCGATTCCTACTTCTAACACATTTTTTGCGGTTTCTTTTTTTTTTTCTAACAATGTTTGATAAAGAGGTAAATAGGAATGTATCGTATTTTTGTCTGTCAATGAATTGTCTACTAAACTTTCTAAACTCATATATACTTATTATTTAATATTTATTTAAATATTTAATTATTTAAATATTTAATTATTTAATTATTTAATTATTTAAATATTTAAATATTTAATTATTTAAATAATTTATCTACCACTCCATACTTTTATTAATGGTAAATGTTGATATTTATTAATATTACTAATCCCTAATCCCCAAGGACAATATTTATGTATATCTCCTAATAGTGTTTCTCTAGAACCTTCTTTTTCTAAAATGCAACCAATCACCCGTTCAAAAGACATACGATTATATCTAGATAATATACAATTTAATAATTTACTAATATCATATTTACTATTAATATGGGTTAAATAATCATGCGTAATAATAGACATTCCACCAAAACAGCCTCGCCATAATTGTTTATTATTATAAAAATCTAGTAATTCTCTATCATTAAAAAGATTTATCATTCTTGTTTCATCTTCTATTTGGTCCCACCGGTGTTCAAACTCCCATAAGATTTTATATTTTTCTACACTAAAATCAATAAAGTAGTTTAAAAATACAGAATCATGAATTATTACAGCAGTATCAAATAGTTTATTATTTAAATAATAATAATAAGGTAATAATTCTCCCCTTTTAGGATATTCACTATTTATAATGGTCGTATTATGCAATTGTATCGGAGTTATAAAATTATAATCGCTATTGTCATCAATAATAAGAATATGATTTTCTGGATAGTATTTCCTAATAGAATTGTAACATCTTATCCAATATTGATTTACAAAATTACTATTTACATGTCGCAAAATAATAAAACCGATGGTAGATGTCATGAGTAGTATTTTATTAATAATAGGATTACTCTTTATGTTTAAGCTATTTAAATATATATATATATTTATATATATTTATAAAAATTACCATTTATTTTTTTTAACATTAATTTTTTGGCCAGTTCTTCTTACACCTTTCGATGGGTCATATACATCATCCTCATCATCAGATACAATATTTTTTGATATTTCCCAAAACTCTCGCGAACCAAGTTTAAAATCTTTATGGGATTCCGCTTTATACCAAAATATTTGGTCTTGTAATTTATTTGATTTAACATTATTATTAATAACTAAACATTCAAAATTTTCTGTGCATTGGTCCATTACTTGACAAAAAGATTCAAATGTTGGAAACATGCCAGCATAATTTTCATAAATTCTTCTTCTATTTGCAATATATGGTTCTCTTAATATAAATACATAATCAATATTTGTTCTTAGATTAGGTGGGATACCCAATGGATATTGCATTGTAATAATAAGCATAACCTTCCAGTGACGACCATTCATAAATAATAAACGCATCATTTTATCACGTGTCCATGATTGGTCATATAAGCAATCATCTAAAATCACAAACGCACGGGGGTCAATCGTCGACTTGCGATACATTTCAATTTCCTTATTCACTTGTTTTAGCACCGTTTTTTGACGTCGCAGCACGTTCTCAATTAATACTGTATTATATTCTTCGTGAATAAACAATTTGGGTACGTGAGCCGCATAGAAACCGTTACCAGCCTCTGTTCCGGATATGACAGTTCCAATCGGTATATCCTGATGATAAAATAATAAATCTCTTACCAAAAATGACTTACCTGTATCACGACGCCCAATCATAACAATCACTGGACCCTTGTTCTCGTCCGGCTTAAATGTAATATCACGCATATTAA